ATTTGCAGAATTATTAGACTTTTGTTTGGAGGCTGAGTTAGCGAATCCAGCATTGAGAATTACAGAGGTGCTAACTAATGACAAGAAAGCACCTGAGTTTATTCGCTTAAAGTATTCATTTCCTGCTGTGAAAGCAGGAACACCGGGCTATAAAGACAGCAAGGATAAAGTAGTTAGTTTTAAATAGTAACCGAGGCATGTCGGGAGACACCCTCATTCACGCTGAGAAGCGTTATTTTCCTTAAGAGGATATTTTAATTATGGAACCAGAAGCTACCCAATATGAGGGCGCAGAAGTACAACAGGAATCGGATAACTCCGGTAGTGATGATGCAGCATTGTTATCTGCATTTTTGGCGCAAGAAGATCACTCAAGTGATGGCATAGACGCTGCTTCCTCCGACATTCCTGCCGGACAAGAGGTTGAGCCTGTACAGTCAGTTGATAATTTTACCGTCAAAATCAATGGCGAAGAGAAGCAAGTAAGCCGTGACGAGTTGATCGCTCACTATCAAAAGGGAGAGGCATCAAACCAGAAGTTTGAAGAGGCCGCTAACTTACGACGTGAGGTTGAGCAACAGAAAGCTGCGACGACTCAGCAACAAGCGCAATTGCAAAACGCTATCAACCACTTTATGCAGACAGCGAATCAGTGGGCGCAAGAGGGGCAACCTGACTGGGCTAACCTACTGGAAAACAATCCGCATGAATACTTGAGGCAAAAAGAAGTATTCGCTGCACGTCAGGCAGAGTTTAGTAAGGCACAGGCCGCGCAAGCGTACCTAAACGAGCAAAACCAAGCCCAACAGCAGCAAAGCATGGCAGCGCATCTGGAGACAGAGGGCGCAAAAATGCTAGAGATTATCCCAGAATGGAAGAATCAGGACGTAAGGCAAGCGGAAGAGCAAGAGCTAATCAAATACTTGACTGGTAAGGGCTACACCCGTGACGAACTACAAAACTTGAATCAATCCAAAGCCTCTAATATTGCACTGGTGTTAAATTCAATGCGGTATGAAAAGCTAGTGGCGCAATCGAAGGCAGCAGCTAAACAAGTCCAAAACTTACCGCCAAGGGTTGAAAGACCGGGTGTGGCAAGTCAAGGCAATAACAACCGAAGTGAAGCCATGCAGCGTTTAGCAAGGTCAGGATCAATTGACGATGCAACCAGCGCCTTTGCAGCTTTGTTCGGGTAATCATGCCGAGAGGCACATTAATTTAAGCAGGAATATATAACATGGCTATCGTAACAGGAACCTACCAGACGTTCCAAACCAAAGGTATTAAAGAAGATTTAGCAGATATTATCTACCGAATCACACCGACTAAAACTCCTTTCCTTTCAGCAATTCCAAAGGTTAAGGCCACTAACACTTTCCACGAATGGCAAACTCAAGATTTGGCGGCAGTATCTGCTAACGCTCAAATCGAGGGCGATGACGTATCATCATTTACTTCTGTAACACCAACTGTCCGTTTGGGTAACTACACTCAGATTTCTACTAAAAACGTAGTCATCTCAGGTACTAACCAAGCTGTTAAATCAGCCGGTCGTAACAACGAAATGTCTTATCAATTAAGCATGAAGTCTGCTGAATTGAAAAGAGACATGGAAGCGGCTTTATTATCTGCTGCTAACGGTGTATCTGGTGCAGTATCTAACGCTGGCACATCCGCAACTCATGCTGGTTCTACTTCTGCTGCACGTCAGTTAAGAGGTCTTGAAGGCTGGATCGCTACTAACGTAGACTTAGGCGTATCGGGTGTTGCACCTGTATACACAATGGGTTCATGGGCGGCTCCGACTGACGGTACTCAACGTGCCTTTACTGAGACTCAGTTAAAGAACGCATTACAGTTAGCGTATGCACAAGGTGGCGAGCCTGATTTAATCATGGTAGGGCCTGGTCAAAAACAAACTTTCTCAACTTTCACTGGCGGTTCAACCCGTTTTGATAAAGCTGAAGATAAGTCTGTGACGGCGGCTGTTGATGTTTATATTAGTGACTTTGGTACGCTGCAAGTGGTTCCTAACCGTTTTCAACGGACTCGTACTGCGTTTATTTTGGAAACTGAAAAATGGGCATTGGCAACATTGCGTTCATTTGACACTGTTGATCTGGCTAAAACAGGTGACGCAGAAAAGAAACTTATCACAGTTGAATACACACTAGAGTCTCGTCAAGAGAAGGCTTCTGCTGCTGTAAAAGACTTGTCTTAAGACTTAACCTGAGTGGGTGTAACAGCCCACTCAACCTACTGTCGGGAGACACTAGATGATTGATGATGCAATCCAAATTCAAGCCACAGGTGTCAGCTTAACGACATCCGGCACAAGCACCAATGCTACTATTCCAAATACAGCCAGTGGCACAAAGCCAAAGTATATACGTATCTGCGTAACAGCTAACTGTTTTGTTAAAATCGGTCCTGCTGGTGTAGCCGCTACAAATACCGATATTTTAATGATTCCTACTGACCATTTAATGTTGAAGGTGTCAGGCAACACTACGATCGCTGCGATACAGCAAGCAGGTGCTGGTATCTGTAACGTTATGCCACTGGAAGATTTGTAATGTTGTCTCACTTAAGCGTGCAAGATGACTTGATGGTCGTCAAGTCCATGCAAGACGTTCAGCCTATATTGCAGTCTGTTAAAGACAAGGTAGAAGTGGGCGATGTAGGCACAAAAGACATGAAACATGCCGCTACTATACCGATGGTGGTTATTGAGGCTTACATGAACCGCGTCGGCTTAACTTTCCAAGAGTTCTTGCGTGATAAAGAGCATATTAAAGCCATGCTAAATGATAAGTCACTTGAGGGCTTTCGTGTCTGGAAAGGGGCTGTCTAATGGCTATCGCTAACTATTCAGATTTATCAACAGCAATCGGCACATGGCTACACCGTACAGACTTAACGGCTGTTATTCCTGACTTTATCAGGCTTGCTGAAGCCAGAATGCAACTTGATCTGGATACGCGGCAATTAGACAAAGTGACCGCCCTAACCACAACATCAGGCACGAACACAATCGACTTACCAAACGACTTTAACAAGGCCAGATCGCTGTCGATGATATCAGGAGGTGTCACCATTGTCTTAGACGCTATGCCACCTGAGTTATTAGTGCAACGCTGGGGAAGTTATACCTCCTCGATGCCAAGAAGTTACTCCATCCGAGGCAGTAATTTACTGCTAGGTCCAACACCCAACGGCAACTATTCATTGACGTTAGAGTATCAGGCAACGATACCGGGCTTATCTGACACCAACACAACCAATGATATTTTAACTAATTATCCTGATGCGTACCTACATTGCTGTTTGATCTACGCAGGGCAATACACCCGTGATAATGAAATTATAGCCGGCATGGAAAGCCTATACAGCGCTGATGTTGAGCGCATTAATTTACAAAACTGGGGGCAATCAGCCACCATGACTATGAAGCAGGGGTAAATAATGGCACTTGAAACAGGTAACTACATCAATGATCTAGTCATTACTAACCCAACATCAACCGACCCAAAGAGTCAGGGCGATGACCAGATAAGACTGCTCAAAACAGTTTTAAAAGAAACGTTAAATGGCTTTACTGGAGCGATTTTAGTCACTGCAACCGATACAGGTACAGCAACAGGTCATGTTTTAACGCCTAGCACTGCTCTAGTTGGCTATACGCCTATGTTGTGCTTGCTATATAAACCAATAGTAACTAATACAGGCGCATTAACCGTCAATGTGTCTGGCTTAGGTGTTCGATCAATTAAGACAATGGCTGGTGCTGATCCAACTGCTGGTGACATTGTTGCTGGTTATCCAATGCTATTAATGTATGACGGAACTAATTTTGTTACTTTAGGTGGTTCTGAGTTCTTAAGCAAAACAGGCAATCAAAAGTTAACAGGTAACTTTACTGTTGATGGTAATGAAACTGTTACTGGCAATGGGTTAATTGGTGGAACATTAGGAGTTACAGGGTTAACAACACTTAATGCAGCGGTAGGTTTAACTAGAACCGCTGGTGATAATACCACTAATCTTGCGACAACTGCTTTTGTTATAGCTCAGGCATTTAGTTCAGCATTGCCAGCACAGGCAGGAAACGCAGGAAAGTTTGTTACTACAGATGGAGTTAATGCAAGTTGGGAAACAGTACTTCCGTCTCAAGCAGGAAACGCAGGAAAGTTTGTTACAACTGATGGCACTAATGTCAGTTGGGCAAATGTAATTATTCCAGATTATTTATTAATGGCACAAGGAATTATATAAAATGTCAACTACAGCACAATATGCATCAACTCCAGTATTTGGAGCTGCACTACTAACAACCGCAGACACTTCATTAACTGCACCTACAACAGTAGGAACAGTTTTAACGGCTGGTTCAAATGGCACTCGTATTGATTTTATTGAGGTTCAAGGGGTAGCAAATACAGTTACGGGTATTGTCAATTTGTTTATTTACGATGGGACAACCTATCATTTATGGCAACAAATACCTATTGTGGCAGTAACATCAAGCACAACTGCTGTTGCATTTAGTACAACAACATCAACTAATAATTCACCTAATGTTATGCCAATGATTATACCTACAGGTTATTCATTAAGAGCAACAACGACTATTGCTCAAACAGGATTGAAAGTAATCGCTTATGGAGGTAATTTCTAATGAATAAAGGTTCTTATGGTTATCCTTTACCGCCTAATGGTTTTGTTCGTGTTGCTCCTCCTGAATGGAAAAATAACAAATTAATTACTACAACAACATCAACTGAAATTGTACCTCAAAATGTATTTCAAATGGGCGTTGCTGTGTGGGGCGGTGGAGCATCAAGTGGCGCAAATGGAGGAGGTGGTGGCGGTTTTGCTTTTGGTATAGTTGATGTAATTCCTGGCCAAGTATTACCAACAATTACAGTTGGTGGAATATCTGGAACTTCATCTTTTGGAACATTATTATCAGCAACAGGTGGGACTGCTGGATCATCAACAGGTGGTTCTGGAACTGGTGTAGCGTCTTTGCGTGGATTTATGGTTGCAAATGGAGGAGATGGAGGATCATCATCAGGAGGTGGTGGTGGTGCTGGTAGTTTTTATGGAAATGGGGGTAATGGGGGTGCAAGTGCAAAAGCTGGAGGTGGTGGCTTTGGTGGCAATGGAGGAAGTAATGCATCAACTGGAGGGAGTGGCGGTTGCGGAGGTGGGGGCGCTGGAATAGGAAATAATGGAGGATCAACAGCATCATCTGGAGATGCAGGTGGAGGTGGTACTGGCGGAGTTGCTACAACTAATAGTACTACTACTGCATTTAATGGAGCGCCTGGATTATCTGGAATAGGAGGTGTTCCAACAATAGGAACACAAATAACTAATATACATGGAACATCAAATAATTTAACAAATGTTTTTAAGCAATTAATTGAAAAATCATTAGCTGGTGGTGGCGGAGCTGGTGGCGGTGGATGTGGCGCACCAGGAGGCGGTGGCGGTGGCGGTGCCGGCAGTAATATTGCTGGAAACGGTGGTTTTGGTGGTGGCGGTGGAGGTGGTGGTGGTAATTCACAGTATTACGGAGGGAATGGAGGCTTTGGAGGTGGTAGTGGGCAAAGATCTTCTGCTGCCTCAGGTGGATATGGAGGCGGTGGTGGCTATAGTAGTGGTTTAGGTGGAACAGGTGCGGTAGTGCTTTATTGGACAGAAGGTTATTAAAATGACAAATTACGCTAGAAATGTTAATGATATTGCAGTTGATGTAACAACTACTGACCCTACCACTATTTACTATCCAACCATTGCCGCTGAGTTTATTATTGTGCCAGCAGATGTTCAAGATGGATGGTTGTATAATGAAACAACTAAGAAGTGGAGTGCGCCTCCACCTGTGCCTGTACCTCCAACTCCTGTACCTGTTCCACCAATAGTAACAGCGGTTCAGTTTATGATGCTTTTTTATCCACAGGAGCAGTCGTACATACAAAACTCAACTGATCCTATAGTAAAAGTGTTTTGGACAAGATTTAGCGATCAAAGGGTAACTGAAGTTAATCTTGCACTTGATTCTATGAGTCAAACTCTTGATTATTTATCAGCAACTAATGTTGAGCCAGCTTTAACGCCTCCAGCTCCTTATTTAGCAGCAGGTAGAAAAGCTCAAATTTTGACAGGTAAGGCTATATAAATGCCGTTGGTTAAGGTAAAAGGAACTGGACAGATAGGTCTTAATCGTGACTTATCACAGGCTGAAATGCCAATCAACGCATGGAGTGACTGCCAGAATGTGCGCTTTCTAGATGGCTATGCTTATCAGTTCTTAGGACATGGTGAGGTTTATAATTCGCCTAGCTTTGCACCTCAGCATGTTATTCCGTGTAATGTCGCTGGCAATCGTTTCTGGGTGTATGCCACAGCAGGCAAACAGTATGCTGTTAGTATAGTGGGTAGTGTAGCTACACATTACGACATAACGCACTTAACGGCTCGCACTGGTGTCGTCAATCAATGGACAAGTACCTTGTTATCGGGTGTGCCTATCCTCAATGCAGGTGATACAGCAACCGTCCCTATGGCATGGAGCCTTAACACCGCTAACAAGTTTGTTGATTTAACGAACTGGCCTGCTGCAACTTACTGTAAGTCAATCAAGGCGTTTAAGAATTACCTGATTGCGCTAAACATCACCAAAGGCTCAACCAACTATCCGTTTATGGTTAAGTGGTCACACCCTGCCGATCCGGGTGGTTTACCATCAAGTTGGAACGAGGCCGATGCTACCAAACAGGCTGGTGAAGCTGATCTTGCAGAAGGCTACGATCCGATCATTGATGGTATGCAGCTGCGTGACTCCTTTATGATCTATAAAGAGAATAGTTGCTGGCGCATGGATTTCATCGGTGGCAATTACATCTTTAAGTTCAGCAAGGTACTGGGTAAGTCCGGTGCGATGAACCGTAACTGTATTGCTGACATTGATGGCTATCATGTGGTATTGACGCAAAATGACGTAATTATTCATGACGGTAATTCTGCGACATCAATATTAGATAAAGCCACCAGACGTTCGTTATTTCAGTCGATTGACGTTGATAATTATCAGAAAGCGTTTGTTTTTGCTAACCCATTCTTTAACGAAGTCTATATATGTTATCCGCAGATTGGTTCAAGTAGTTGTGATAAAGCGATTATCTATAACTATGTTGATAAGACTGTATCAGCCAGAGACATGCCAAATGTTAATCATGCTACCTATGGTCCGGTTGATAATGGCTTAATCGGTAACTGGGCGCAAGATTCAGCACCTTGGGATTCAGATTTAACAAAATGGAATGGACCAGACTTTGTGCCGACAGCAGCTCGCGTTATTATGGGCAGCAATAACACCAAACTTTACATGTTAGATGCTTCAGCCTCCTTTGATGGCGTAATACCGAGTGCTTATCTTGAGCGCAGAGGCTTGTCATTTGATGCTTCCGAAACCTTAAAGCTAATCAGAGGTATTAGGCCGCGTATTGTAGGCAATACCGGTGAAACGGTGTTAATTCAAATAGGTAGTCAGACTGATCCGTTTCTTGAGCCTGTATGGGGTCCGGTAATGCCCCACACCATAGGTAGTACGATTGCTAATGATTGCCTCGTTTCAGGCCGTTATATTGCGATCCGCTTCATGACCGGAACTGCGTATCAATGGAGACTGGATTCCTACGATATAGATGTAAACCCAATGGGAGGATGGTAATGGCTGGATTGTTACAAAGATTACAGCAGCAGAACTTTGGTCCTAATGATTCTGTTATTGCAAGTGGCCTAATGCATCCACAAGATGGATTGTTAAAAATTGGGAAATGGTTTCAAGATAACGTAAACACAGCGGCTGGTATACCGAACATAAGTAACCAAGATGAAGCAAGTATCTATGCGTACGGTCCAAGTGATGAGCAAAAAGTAGAAGCAGCTAATAACTTGGCTGGGGCAATGCAAACAGGTGCTATGCCATTTGCTCCAGAGTCATCCGGTGGCTTGCTTGGCACATTCTCTATACCGAAAAAGAACATTACAGTTAAAGACCCTATACGAGTTGCTTACCCTGGTATTTATGATAGGCCTGATGAGATTGCACGCAGAGCAGCAGATAATGTAGCACCAGAAGACCCTGCAATGAAAAGCTTATTTGGTGTTGACAGAAATCAGCTCTACGACATCCGGCAGACTAGAACAGCAGGTAATGAAGCACCTGATATTAAAATGGCTAAAAATCCAAAAGGGTCAGCCTTAGCTCCAAGTATTATGACCCCCAAAAATACTCAGCGCATTATTGATGTTTTAGGCGAGGCAGAGAAATACCCAGGATTACAAAAAGGAATGGATTCTTGGTATGAAATGGGACCTCTTTATGATCGACTAACGCAAATTTCAGATGATCCAGTTAGAGATTTTAAAAGATTCCAAACATTTACAGGAATGGCTTCACCAGGATCTGATGTGTTAACGGAAATAAACAGGGGAACTGCAGCGTTAATGAAGTCTAACCAAGGAAGGTTTGAAGATTTTGTAAAGTATGGAGGAACAGCAGGAGAAGATAGAGGTGCAAAATATCCAAAAGAAATGCTTGGCGTGATGGGGCATCCTTACCATTCAACAGCTCAAGCAAAGCCTATGCAAATGTATGAAGATAGTGGAATTATACAGATGAAATCTCCCAAGGTTCCTTTGTACATACAGTCTGCTGGGGTTCCTGAGACAGGGTTCCAAATGGATCTTCCAGTCGGTGATGCACACTGGAGTAGGGGAGTTGGGCTTGCTGACGTTAGAAATAACAAGAGTTATGCTGCAAGTATTACTATGCCTGAGCTTGCAAGTTTAGGGCCTTGGTGGAACGATAAAATTGCAAAACCACTTGGAACGAATGCGGTTAATGCACAAGCAAGAGCCTGGGGAACTTTTGCACCAGCAACTGGGGTAGATACACCGGTCGGTGCGCCAAAACTAGAATTGATTTCTCAAAAAATAATGGATGCAGCAAAAGCATATGGAATCTCTCCAGAAGAAGCAAGAGACAAACTATTATTAGGTCAGATCTATGCACCTAATATTGGGCTGCTAAATGGTCTAGGAAAATAATATGTCCATAAGAATGTTAGCAGGTTCTTTTCCTACGTGCTTTCCATTAAATATCAAGTCTATTACATTGTTTTCTGCATCACGTAATACAGAAAACTCTGTATCTACAATAATTTCATCATCAGGTATAGCAATATTAATAAAGTATGTTTCTGCGTTGTTGCTCAAGTTAGTCACCAATTTCATGATTATACACACTGAAATTATAGACCTTTTCACAGCTAAAGGAAGCAGATAATGCAGCCAATTAATAGCAATTCCGTATTCTACGCTCCAGCACCGATACCGACTGAAAGTCAGTACCTAACGCAATACATCGCTAATGAATTAATCGCTATACAGTCGGCTATTAATGCGCTTGCAGCAGGGCATTTAGATAAAGTTTACGC